TTTCTCGGCTTTTTCTGTTACTTCTTGTAAATAGGCCTGGTTTTCTTCAAGCTCTTTGGTCTTTGTGCTAACGATCTCTTGCTTCTTGTCTTCGTGGAGTGGTTGATCACATGTATAGCACTTAGCATCTTCTAGTCCGTCAAGGTCATTGTTGATTTTATCAACACTTTTCTGTGCTCTTGATTGAGCAGCTTCGGAAGATGCTAGGTCTTTCTGTAAATTTTCAAGCTCTGTGCTGATCTTTTGCCAGTTTTGAAGCTTTTCGTGGTTTTCGATCTCAGAATCAATGTCAAGTTTGCTTAATTCTTGGATTGCTCCTTCAAGTTTGCTGATATCAGTACGCTTTTTAGCTTGCCATGCCTTCTGAGTGCGACCTAAACTGGTAATTGTATCTTCAATACGTTCGTTTGCTGACTGAACAGCGTTGATACGATTAGTTTCAGTGTCAATAGCAGCCTTAGTGTTGCGAATCTCTTCTTTTAGTGCCTCGGCCTTCTCTGAAAGGATAGTAATACCAAGCAACTGCTCGATAATAGCACGTTGATCGTTGGTTCGCATTGCTAAGAACGGTTCTGAGTAGGTGTTAAGTGCGACAATATGCTTAAACATATCATGACTCATGCCTAATAGGGTGTTAATAGTCTCTTGTGTCTTACGACTGTCGCCTTGAGACTCGTCAGTCATCTCTTGCTCTTGGTCATTTACATAAAATTTTGTAAACGTAGGCGATCTGCCACGCTCAATGCGATACTGAACGTTGTTTTTCTCGAAATTCAACGTTACTAACATATGTTTGCCATTTGTTTTGTTAATAAGGTTGTTTCGTTTGATGTTAGTTAGTGCTTGGCCGTAGAGGGCGTAGGACAATCCGTTAATGATTGTCGTTTTGCCGGTCCCGTTTCGTGAGCCTGAGTCGTCACCTCCTTGATCTAAGTTTTCACCAAGCACTAGGGTGAGCTGTTCTTGATCAAACCGAACTGCCTGGGTTTGATTGCCGACGCTCATAAAGTTTTTAACTGTTAAATCTTTTAATAGAATTGTCATAGGTTACACTTGTTTTGGATCAATACTGATTTCGTTAATACATATATCTTCAGGTTGATCTATTATCCATTTAATATACACGGCTGCTCGAGAAATGTCAAGACATTTCCTGTCAGGGTGCTTTTCTTGATTGTTTGAAAGTGTACCGAAACTAATATAGGTAATCTTCGGTCCTTCGCCCCATACGCCGCCTAGTGCTAACGTGTTAGAATAATCACGCAGCGCTTTCTTTTCAGCGTTGTACAACCAAGGCTTACCATTTTTAACACGATCGGTAGTACTACCGATAGCAATGATATGCGGCCTATGCTTTTCTGCTACACATTTTTTGTAAACTTTGTCAAGTAGCACAGTTTGATTAAATTTCCATAGCGCACTATTGATAATAATAGTATTATAGTGTGTTACGTACTGAGCAAACGCATCTTGTTCGTCGCTCTTAGCTAGGTCATACCCGGTTTCACGTGACGCAAAATAAGCGTCAGGGTATAATTTGTGTAATTCTTTAGCTAACCCAAAGTTTTTATTACCGGATATTAGTATCATAGATTTAAATAAATGTCCAACAACGTTTTTTGATTAAAAGAATCTGATTCGATCGCAACAATTTCACGAGAAACAATTTCATCAACACTTTCAAACTTGCTAATGTCAAGCTCGGTGGTAATCTCGTCGATTTGCTTTTGAGGTATAAGCGTGATTTCTCTACAGTCGTGTTGCTTGATATATGTTTCTTTAATGAAGCTTGCTTCTTCGTAACTAATTGGAATGTCGATAGCTACTCGTAAGTACATCTTGTCTTTGATAATAGTGTTATCAGGGTCAAGCAGTTCGGATAGTTTTACTGTACGGTACTTTGGACAGTTATCCCAGTCAATGTATTGAGGCTCACCGTCGTTCTCACGATCGAGCACAACCATGCCACGCTTGTCATCCCACGCATCTGAATAGTTGTGCGGGAAAGCATTACCGATATAATGGATATTGCCTTTTACTTGGCGCTTGTGGAAGTGCCCTGAAAACACATACTTCTGATTTACAAAGTGCGTAGCACGTAAGTCACCGTGTTCCGGCATCTGAACGTGAGCGTTCATAAGGAATGTAGGAAGCTCAAAGTGTCCGAACATATATTTGCTCTTAGACTTTTCGATGTTCTTCCATTCGTCGCCTACTAGCCACGGAACAAGTGCTACATCATCAAATTCAGTATACTCGTCAACTAGGGTAATGCCCGGAATGTGTCTCGCAAATTTTGTAGAACTAATGTCTCGACGATCTTTATAGAACAAGTCGTGATTACCGTCGAACATATAAAAGTTGTCGAAGGCTTTGCCAAGCTTTTCTAATGATCGAATTGTTGAATCAAGTGTGGAAAGATTGACACTACTACGGTTGTGATGCCAATCTCCACAGAAGATTCCTGTTTCGCAATTATTTGCTTTTGCTTGTTCAATATACCAATCAACGAATTCTTCGCAGTCGGCGTTATGAACTTTACTATTACTTTTCATACCGAAGTGGATATCGGTAAAAATGGCAGCTCGTTTAAACAAATTGTCCTCGTGTATGGATTCTCATTTATACTATAATAGTATATATCAGGCCATATTGTCAAGACAAATTTTATTTTTTCTCAGGATTATTTGCTTCCCATTCACGTGATGCTTGACGAGTGTAACTTGGTGTCATATCGTTCATTTCAAGAATGTCATCGCGGATAGCTTGATTACGTTTTTCTAAGTTAATAACTCTTACAAAACTGTTAGTAACAGCAGCAGTGTAATAAGCAAACGGGTTAGCTGACTTAGACTCGTCAAACTGTAAACCAATCTGTGTTAACTGTAGAATTGCTTGTCCACGCATTTCGTCGTTGTAAGTATATCCTCTTACATTGCCACGAGTAGCATAGCGTTCGCATAGCTTTATCCACATATGAGCAAGTTTGTTTGTGACCTTGCCATGATCCTTGCTGAAGTAGCCGTTTTCCATTCCACCAGTCCAGTGACTTTTGCCAACACACACTAATTCATCGTTCTCATTAAACTTGTAGTGCTGGAACGCAGGGAAGTTTAGTTTGGTTTTTGTATCAGCAAGTGTCTTTGGAGTTTTCTTTCTTCCTGGTTCTTCAGGAATGTGATCAAACGTCATGACTCTGAAGATGAGCTCGTCCTTTTTTATCTTCTTTGGATCATGCTCGCATTCGGCTAACTTTATTTTTTCGCCGGCTGCTTTTCTCTCGTCAAACATTCTAGTTTGTAGTCGCTTTGCTTTATTTCTTTTTGCTTCAGCGATAGTGTTTCGATTTATTTTAGCAAGGCCTTGTTCGAGGGTACCGTGTGGGCCTTGTAACGATATGATCAAATCAAACTGATTATATGTATCTTCGGTATAGCTACAGAAATTAGTTTTAGACTTGTGTATTTCTGATAGTATATCTTTATTATTTAGGTAGTTATGTTTTCTCATTTATTTTAAATCCTAAATAGAATATTATTAAAATTCTATATTACTTATAATATAATATACGCACGATATTGTCAACTAAATAAGTTATCAAAGAGGATAAAAAAATGGCTCTAGAGTTTATAGAAAATCCAACAGCAGAAGCACAAAGTAGATCGTCGCAATCCCCTAAGTCTACTTCGGAAAACGTGTCTGGTAGCTCTATTATATATGGAGATAACAATACTCAAAACGCAGACGTAGCTAACGAAATATACGATACTGAAAACTATGTTAGTAATCTAAGAAAGCGTAACTTACCAAACGGAGCAAACCCAACACCGCTGCCTTTTGTAACAGCAAGGTGGAAAGCGTCAGGCGCTCCGGACTGGCGAGTAAAGTTAACCATACCGTCGGGTATCAGCTTCGGACCATTACACGGAAGTTTAGCACGCACCGGCGGCTTGATGTTCCCGTACACTCCGAATATTAGTTATGGTACTGGCGCAGACTATTCAGAAATGACACCAACTCATGCGCTGTATCCTTATGTTGTGTATCAAAACTCAAGAGTTACTGACATTTCTATTAGTGGAACATTTACTTGTCAGAACGAAGACGAGGCAACTTATATTATTGCGGCACAACACTATTTTAGTACAATGACTAAAAGTGCGTATGCCGGCAGTGCTAATCAAGGTTCACCACCGCCGATTGTATTTCTAAACGGATACGGTCAGTATATGTTTCAAGATGTGCCAGTAGTAGTTTCTAGCTGGAGTATAAACTTACCGTCCGACCCTGATTACATTCAAGCAGCAACAGGTACATATGCTCCGACTAAGTGTGAAATTAGTTGCTCGTTAAAAGTAGCATACAGCAGAAGTAAGACACAGACATTTAGTCTACAAAGCTTTGCTGCTGGCAAAGGCGGAGGATTTATGTAATGAGTATTCTTGGATTTGATAAAATTAATTATCATAAAGCTAGTCCTTACTTCAACACCGAAGTTAAAAACGGTTTATATTTAAGCTATCTTACTATACGTCCTGTTCCTGCTCGTTCGAACGATATACTTTATACAATTGAATCTCAGTACACACACCGTCCTGACTTGTTAGCGTTTGACTTATATCAAACACCTGACTTGTGGTGGGTATTTGCTCAACGTAATTTAGACACCATTAGAGATCCAATTTATGATTTCGAAGCAGGGGTAGAAATATTCCTGCCACAGTCTGAGTTACTAAGAGAAACACTCGGAGTTAACTAATGGGAGTGATTAGAACCGATGCTAGCAGAAACGAAGGCGGTGAAAGTACACCTCAAGCAACAGCCGACGACAGTTGGAGAACCTGGACGCATGAAACACCAGAGGACTTTTTCTACTTAAGGCAGAATAGAGAGTTTCAAGGATCGGGCGGAAACACTTTGCCGTCATCAGGAGGCGGAGCAGCAGCAAGCGGAGGGCCTAAAGAAAATCCCCTACATAAGTTTGCTACCTATAGTTGGATGTGGTCCTTGTCGGTTCTAAATAAATCACAAACAAACTTTCCTGATCCGTTAATAGGAAAATTTAAAAATGGCATAACAGTTGCTGAAGATATGGGCAAGTCGGATTATCATTTTGATAATGTTAATGTTAGAAGCCTTATTTCAGCAACCACTGGGATACGTGGTGCTCACTCTTTGACATTTGCGTTTGATATTGTTGAACCGTACAGCATGGGTAACTTTCTTAAAGATCTAGACAAAGCGTCAAGAGCACAAGGCTTTAGAAACTATGCTGATGCCGGTATGATGCTGGCTGTAAAATTTGACGGTTTTGATGACAGCGGAAACGCTACTACTGTTGGCCCGTATAATTTTACAGTTAAAATAGTTCAAGCTAAGTTTACAGTCACCGAAGCAGGTACAGTTTACAAGTGCTTAGCAGTAGCGTGGAATGATCAAGCGTGGAACGACGAAGTGGCAACTATTAAACAAAATGCCACGCTGTCGGGCAGAACAGTTGAAGAAATGTTAATGACGGGCGCTAACAGTTTATCCGCAGCAATGAACAACATAGAAAACAAATCAACAGATGTTGGTGCGCAAGAAGAAGGTGATCAATTCTATATTGTATTCCCAGAAACTAAAACAAGTGCTGAAGAAGCATCGATACTTGGCGTACCTTCAGCAGGGCTTACTGATCTACCAGTCGACTACGAGCAGCTCTTTGAGTCTTTAAAAGGCACCGGGTCACCAGGCGATGACGGGAAAAATAGTTTAGATAATTTTGAAAACGATATTAACACATACCAGCTTGGAACAAGCAAAAGTTCACACGATTTAGGATCTCAAATTTACAGCTCTTACAAGAGCAATATGAATGTAATTGGAAAGTCTGAGATTATCAAGCAGCCTGAAGATAGAGAAGCGCACGTAAACACCAGCGAAGATAACGCAGCAGCCGACGAAGACCGTATGCGTAATAATCCAAGCAACTCATTGCTTCCTGGTGATTCAAGAAGTGTACAAATATACGCCGGACAGAAGTTAATTAACGTTATTGAAGAAGTTATTCTTGCTAGTAAATACGGCCGAGAGTACGGAATGTGGAAGCCAGGTGCAGAGTCCCCGGGTAAGTGCCCTTGGTTTAAGTTACAGTGTTATGTACTAGCAACTGACGGCCCTAAAGAAACGCAATCAGGGCGCACAGGAAAAATCTATATCTATCGTGTTATTCCGTATCAAGCATCAATGAACAGATTTGCTGCGCCTGGATCAAAAGGCATCGGCGGTACTAACCCTCATAGGATTTACGATTACATCTATACAGGTAAGAACAATGATATTCTTGATCTTGACTTAGATTTTAACTATTCGTTTTACGTTCCGATTGGCAACGATATCGGACAGCTTGAACGATCAACCACTGAAGGTTTACCAGCAGGGCAAACTGATTCTGATCCTAATATGGTTCCTAAGGTTGCTACTAGACCAGACACGTTTGGAGATGAGGACAGCGTTGCTCAGACAGGCAAACCTGTTACTAACCCTTCTAAAACAACAGGCGCTCAATTAGTACAGCATCCTGAGACACAAAGTAATAGAAATTGGCATGAGATTCTTATGAATTCAAAAGTAGATCTACTTAGCATAAAGATGAAGATCCACGGTGACCCGTATTACTTAACTAGTAGCGGCTGCGGCAACTATATTGCCGAGGGCGCCGGCAACGTTACTAAAGACGATCAGATAGAATACATTCAAAGCGAAGCTGATATTCAGATCAACTTCGAAACGCCTTTTGATATGGGCACACCGTGGTACAAGATGGAACAGTATAAGTTCACAGGCATGTATCAGGTGTTAACTATTGACAGCAGTTTTACTCGTGAAGGCTTTACACAAGTATTAAATTGTATTAGACATAGAAATCAAGGAGGCGGCACGGCTTCGCCACCTATCGAAGAAGGCGACATTGGCAATTCGGTAACCTTGGTTGAACCTGGAACAAACTTTAAAGGAACAGTGTAAATGGTAGATGTAGCAGCAAAACAGGAAGATTTTAGTACTGAATCCAAACACACCTCGCTAGCAAGCGGTGTTCGGGTAAACCCCGGTGTTTATGTCGGACGAGTAGAAAACAATCTTGACCCGGGACGAATGGGACAGATCGAAGTTAGCTTATTTGCTTCTGGTAAAGCAGGTTCGAGTATCCCTGGTGACAAAGGCACTGTAGTAGTTGCTAAACGTACAACACCGTTCGGAGGCCAACTATCAGCAGCTGGTCTTACTAAAACAGACGCATATGATAACAACCAACAAAGTTACGGTCTATGGGCAACACCACCGGATGTAGGTACTTTTGTATTAGTACTTGTTACAGAGGGCGGAGATGGCGAAGCATACTACGTAGGATTTATTCCTGATCCGTATATGAACGCTAATATGTTTACTAACTTCGAAGCTGAATATAATAAAAGAGCAAGACCTGCGGTAACTAATGACCCAAGTAGTAACGAAAGACAGCTCAACGAAGCGGGCCCGTTTAAAGGAAATAGCTCCCCTAGTGCGCCGTTATATGACAATAGAGTTAAGCTAGAAAAAGTTAACGGTCTTTGGGCTGATCCAGACCGCGGACCGCAAACTTCAAGTCCAAGACGAGAAATTCCTTCAAACGTATTAGGGCTGTCAAGCGCAGGACCTCCGAAGTATTCCGGCCCTATGATGAATAGAACTGCTCACGAAGAAGGCAAGATGGTCGGTGAAAGGCCATTCTCAAGACTTGGCGGTACTAACATAGTAATGGACGACGGCAACCCGGGTCTCCAGCGTACTGCTCTCGCCAAAGACGGCAAGCGTGAATATGTACCTGCGCCGGCTGGTGAGGATACTATACCTCACAGCGAGCAGTTTAGAATTGAAACCCGCACAGGGCATAAAATTATTATGCACAACAGTGAAGATTTTATTAGTATAATTCATTCTAACGGTGATAGCTGGATGGAATTCACAGCTAACGGTAAGATTGACGTTTACTCACGTGGTGGCATTAGCATGGCTACTGAGAAAGACGAAAAAGCAGGAATAAACTTTCATGCACATCAACTTAACATTGATGTAGACGAACTAAACATTTCAGCTAAAACTTCTATTAACATTGAACAAAGACCAGATCCCGACGCAGACCCAATTTTTGCGTTGAGAGTTAATGACGGTAAGTTTGATGTACAAGCTACTAAAGGCATTGATATCAGAAACAAAGATGAGTTTGCGTCTGGCGAAACTACTTTTAAATTAAAGTATAATCGAGAAACTGACGAACTTGAATTTAAACCTACAAGAAAAACACAACTTACAACCACTGATCAAGACATATTAATTAAAGGTAACTTTAAAGTTTCTGGCAACCTGCGTAGTAGCGAACACGAGGTAGAGCCTACAGAAGTTGGAGAGATACCTTCAAGTGATCAAGAAATGCAGTACGATCAAATGCCAGAAATGATTCAAGAATTGCCAGCAAGTTTTGAAATGCTTGACAAAGAAAAAGCAAAGTATTCAGATGTTACTGAAACACTAAAAACACCATTAAGGCGTGTACCAAGAAAGCAACCTTGGAAACAAACTGAAAACTTAGATCCTACAAAATACACCCCTGAGAAAATTCTGTATGGCGTAGAGAAAACAGAAGACGCAGAACCGGTATATGCTAAAAATACATGGCACCTAGATACAGGTAACGCAAACGTAAAAGTACATGAAGATAGAGGAGGCTACTAATGGCTAAATTAGAGAAAAAACTTTATAAGGAAGTAGTAGTACCGTCACGTAGATCTTTCGATTACGGATTACCCGGCAGAACATATGTTGGCTTTTCTACTACTGACCCAACCCGTAAAGGTGTAACAGTATATGACTTTGAATGTATTAAGCAAGATATTATAAATCACTTCCATATACGTCAAGGCGAAAAGCTAGGTGATCCTACTTTTGGTACTATTATTTGGGACGTACTATTTGAGCCGTTAACAGACACACTTAAAGAAGCTATTACAAAAAACGTTACTGAAATCTGTAATTTTGATCCTCGAGTAGCAGTTGATAAGATCACAGTTGATCAGTACGATCACGGCGTGCAAATTGAAGCTAGTATACTGTACAGACCATACAATTTGACAGAATATATGCAGCTTAGGTTCGATCAAAGAGCCGGGTTCTTGCTACCTACAACGCAGAATATCCAAAGAAGCTCAGTACCGTTCGGAGCCAACCTGTCTTAAAAAACACTAGTTTTATCCTGGATAAATATTATATTACGAGGATAACGAAATGTCAACAACAGACAGACAGAATAGACTTTTAGTTGCTGAAGACTGGAAGCGCATTTATCAAAGCTTTAGAAACGCTGAGTTCTTATCATATGACTTTGATAACTTACGCCGTACAATGGTTACATACCTTAGGACTAATTACCCTGAGGACTTTAACGACTACATTGAATCTAGTGAGTACATGGCGCTTGTTGATCTTATTGCGTACTTGGGGCAAAGCTTTTCGTTTAGAACAGACTTAAACGCTAGAGAAAACTTTCTTGAAACAGCAGAAAGAAGAGAAAGCGTACTACGCCTAGCTAGACTGCTAAGTTATCATGCTAAGCGTAACCAGTCTGCGAACGGCTTACTAAAGCTACACAGTGTTGCTACATCTGAACGTATTTTTGACAGCAGCGGGTTAAACCTAGCTGGTACACAAGTTGTTTGGAACGATCTAACAAATGCTAACAGTCATGAGCAAATTACAAAAATCCTCAACGCTGCTCTGCCTGTAAATGCTGGTATTGGAAATCCAATTGCTAAAGACACAGTAAATGGTGTGTACACTGAGCAGTACCGTGTTAATTCTAACAACGAAGACTTACCGTTGTTTCCGTTTACTCGAGCTGTAAATGGTGTAAACAAAAAGTTCGAAGTTGTTAGTACAAAAGTTTCTGAAGGCATGATCCAAGAAGAGGATCCATTCCTAGGAAACAAGTTTTCCTTTATCTACCAAGATGACGGCAAAGGCAAAGCTAGTGATTCTAACGGTTACTTTACACACTTTAGACAAGGTGAGCTTGTAGACGGTACGTTCTTCTTATCTAATCCAACTACTAATCAAGTAGTTGCTATTGATGATATAAACATTAACGAAACTGATGTTTGGCTTTACTCCCTCGACGATGCTGGCAGGGAAGCTGAGCTATGGACAAAGGTTAGTGCTACTGAAGGTAACAACGTAATTTACAACAGCGTTGAAAAAGGCGTTAAGAACATTTACAGTGTACAAACACGTATTGAAGATAGAATGAGCTTGGTGTTCGGCGACGGTGTATTTGGCAATGTACCGAAAGGTAATTTCAAAGTTTATTACAGAATAAGCGACTCTTCTACTACTATTATTACACCTAACAACTTAGGTACTATAACAGTAACAATGCCGTACATTAGTCATACAAATAAACTAGAAACGTTGTCGCTTACGCTACAGCTAAAGACGGCAATTGACAACGGCGCAGCTTCCGAATCAAATGAAAATATTAAAAATAATGCGCCTAGTAACTACTACACTCAGAACAGAATGATTACAGCTGAAGATTATCAAGTAGCTCCGCTAACACGCAATCAAGAAGTTGTAAAAGTGAAAAGCGTAAACCGTACTAGCAGTGGTATTAGTAGGTATTTTGATCTAATCGACAGTACCGGAAGATACAGCAAAACTAATTTGTTCGGCAACGACGGTATTATTTACAAAGAAGACAGCACTAGTAAAACTAACTTTACTTACGAAACTAAAACTGATATCGAAGGTGCTATAGAAAACACAATTCAGCCGTTACTTAAAGATTACAACATACGTAATTTTTACTATAACGAGTATCCGGTTCTGTCTGTTGTTGATAACAACTATACTTGGGATAGCAAAACAACTAAAACTAATCAAAATACAGGATTTGTAACTGACACAAGTGGCGAGAATGTTCCACTAGGAAGCTTTTCTAAGTCTTCACTTAGTTTGTTAGTACCAAACACACTTGTAAAATTTACAGCACCAGACGGCTTCCACTTTATGGATGACAACACCTTAATGGCAGGCGCAGCTGATCATATAGGCGCTAAGGCATATATTTGGTCTAAGATAATAAGCGTACAAGGTGATGGCACCGATACAGGCACAGATAGCTCCGGCGCTGTTAAGCTTACTGACAGTATTCCAACTGGTGCTAAACTTGACAGGGTTATTCCTAAGTTAGCAAATATTATTACCGACGACATAAAAGTCCAAATTATAGATCAATGTTTTTCTAATAACACATTTGGATTACGATTTGATAGTACTAGCCAGGAGTGGAAAGTAATTACACTGGACAACTTGGATTTAATTAGTAACTTCTCGCTAACAAAAGCAGGCAACACTTCAAGTGAGCAAGTTGACTCAAGCTGGATATTGTTGTTTGAGCCAGTTGGAAAAAAGTATAACATTACATATCGTACAAGTCGATACGTATTTGAAAGCCCTAGTGAGATTAGATTCTTCTTTGACTCTTCGGATAAGGTATTTGAAACTAGTTCTGGTAAAGTTATCAAGGATAAAATTTCAGTATTGAGTATTAATACAAAGCCCGATAGCTTAGAATCTTTTACTACTGATTTCGATTGGGAAATAGTAGCAACTGTTAGGGACTCTGACGGTTATGTTGATAGTAGTAAAATTGAAATTACGTTCTTTGACAGCGACGAAGATGGTGTAGTAGACGACCCTAACTTGTTCGAACAAGTAGTTGCTGAAGACGTAAACGAAACTAGTAAAGTAGTGTTTAGGAAAAAGCAAACAAATATTGACGGTACTGAGACATACACTTACTTTGATAATTCAAATGATGCTATTATTATATTTGCTAAGCGTAGTGATTTACAAGTTACTAGTGTTTATGATGATGGACAAATTTTCTACTTTATACAAGAAAATCTATTCCAAGTATTAAACAAAGAAACAAGCCAATTGTTAACTACAGCAGATTACGTAGGACACAAAGGCAGAGACAACATTAAATTCCACTATGTTCACGCTGCGGATAAAGACAGACGTTTAGATCCAAGCGCAAGTAATATAATTGACGTTTACATGCTAACTGCTTCTTATGACACCCAGTTTAGACTTTACCTACAGGATCAAGCAACTTATCCGCTTCCGTCAAGTAGTGATCAACTGTACTTGAATTACAGTACAGAGCTTAACAAAATTAAGTCAATTAGTGATGAAATTGTTTACCATCCGGTTAAGTATAAGATACTATTTGGCAATAAAGCAGACTCTAACTTGCAGGCAACATTTAAAATTGTAAAGAATCCAGAAGTGGTTATTAACGATAATGATTTAATAGCACAGACACTAGCGGCTATTAACCAATTCTTTGCTTTGGAAAATTGGGACTTTGGCGACACGTTCTACTTCTCGGAACTAACAGCATATGTATTACAGCAACTAAGCCCGAACTTAGTAACATTTGTAGTTGTACCAAACAGTTCATTAGACGTATTTGGTAGTTTGTTTGAAGTAAAAGCAGAAGCAGACGAAATATTCATTAGTGGCGCACGAGTTAGTGATATTGAAATTATTGACGAAGTAACTGCTACTAAACTACAGACAAGTGGCAATATTTCCACAAGTACTACCGCAGTAAACACAGGTATTCAGAGCACGAGCTTGAATGTAACAAGTACAAGTACAAGTACAAGTACAAGTTCGACAACAGGAGGTAGCTATTAACAATGGCTTACGATAATTTTCAAGACGAACCAAAGCTTCCGGTAAAAGGAAAGTCAAAACGTAGAAGTGAAGAGCACTTACCACGTATTTTTAGAACACCTTCTAACTCGAAGTTTCTTAGTTCTACCTTAGACCAGATGATACAACCTGGTGTTGTTAACAAGCTCAATGGTTATGTAGGGCGTAAAACTGCTAAAGCATTTACAGCAGATGACGTATATGTTCAAGACGTAAGCACTTCCCGTGAGGATTATCAACTTGAGTCAGCGGCTGTAGCCAAAGACGAGTTAGGTAACGTTCTTCTTTATAGAGACTACAACGATTACATGAATAGTCTTAAAAACTACAACAGATCGATCCAAGATCATAACGTAGTAAACGAGCAAGAATTCTATGCTTGGAACCCGTATATCGATTGGGACAAATTTACTAACTTTAGAGAGTACTTTTGGTTACCAACCGGACCGCAGACTATTAGTATTGCTGGCCAAAGCACCGAAGTTGAAAGCACATTTACAGTACGACTGAGTGATAACTTAGACTCGTACAGCTACATATTCACGCCGGACGGCGAAACACCTAATCCGTCATTAACTTTATACAGGGGCGTAAAGTATAAGTTTGACGTAAACCTTCCAGACTTTCCGATTACGTTTAAGTCTAAGCTTACAACTGAAACTGAGTTTGATCTTGATAGCTCTTCTATTCTATTGTACGAAGGTGTAGATGTCCAAGGATTAGAAAAAGGCATAGTAACTATTGAGCTGAGTACTTCTGCTCCAGACAACATTTGGTATGTTGCTGCTAACGATGTTAATATTCATGGTAAGATTGAAGTTAAGGATCTTCAAGATGCTTCTGCTATTGATGTAAGCAGTGAGATTGTTGGGATGAAAACATACACTTCCGGCAACAGTGTAGCACTTAGCAACGGAATGAAAATTCAGTTCATTGGCGACGTTACACCGGCTTCTTACGCTAACAAAGAGTTTTATGTAGAAGGCGTAGGATCGAGCATTAAACTGATAGCTGAAGATTCACTAGATGTTGCTACTGAGTTCACTGAAGAAATTACAGTGAATTTTGACACACTAGGCTTTGACAATTTACCATACAGTAAAGCACTAGGCTACTCGCAAGACAAAGATTACATCACAATTAATCGTTCGGCAAATGATGGTAATTTATGGACAAGACATAACCGTTGGTTCCATAAGAGTGTTATTGAAGCGAGCGCTGCTGCTAACAATCAACCTGTAAGTGTTGATGCTACAGCACAAGCAAGTCGCCCAATTATTGAATTTAATAGTGGCATTAAGCTTTCTAACTTCGGTACACAGGCTAAAACAAGCGTCGACTTAGTTGACGATTTTACCGCTGACGTATTTTCTACTATTGAAGGCAGCTTAGGTTACTTTGTAGATGGTGTAGAGCTTGCTAATGGTCAGCGAGTAATGTTTACTAACGATCCTGATCCATTAGTAAAGAATAGAATCTTTAGAGTAAAATACTTTACTTACGACGGAACTGTTGTTGATGATGCTAATGTCAGCGGCCAAAGACAGATAACACTTGTAGAAGAAAGTGACAGTGTTCCTGCAGAGGGCGAAACTGTATTGATTAAAAGCGGCAACAAATTCAAAGGCACTACTTTACATTACAAAAACAGCGCTTGGATAAACACACAAAAGAAAACAGCAGTGAACCAAGCTCCGCTGTTTGACGTATTTGACGAAAACGGTTACAGCTTTGCTGACGCAACAATTTATCCGTCGACTACTTTTACTGGTACTAAGATGTTTAGTTACAAGGAAGGAACCGGATCAAACGACAACGAATTAGGCTTTCCGTTATCTTACAAAAACATTACTAATGTAGGCGACATTGTCTTCCAGTCGGATCTTTCGACTGACACGTTTACGTATGTTGAAAATCAAGATGTAAAAACACAAACCACAGTGCTTGGTTACTTACACTTGTACACAGACATTGATTCTTACACACAGCAAACTGGCTGGACTAAAGTTGATTCGAGTAGACAGTTTGTAATACGACAGTATGTTTACGATACTACTTTTACTGACATTCTAATTGATAGCTATGTTGACAGTTATGACTATGTTGATTCTATGGATATTATTGTTTACAGAAATAATGA